TTGTCTTACAACGTTCGTCTATCAACTTATCACCGAATACAAGACAACCACTTGATCAGTCTTAAACGTGTGCAGTCCTATTCACATCGTGATCATATATGTTTCTTATCTTTTTTTTTTTCAAGCAGAAGACGGCATACGAGATCGTGATGTGACTGGAGTTCAGACGTGTGCTCTTCCGATCTAATAGTAGGAATGAACTTGTATTTAAGAATAAAGAAAATAATAAAACATACAGAGGGGAGAATATTATTTACATTCCCAATCTTGCATGGGATGGAGTTAAGGCGTTGTTAGTGCCAGACGTTCACCGTGACAATTTTGGGTTAGCATTAGCCAATAGAAACTACGGTGCTAACTTTTATAAAAATGGTGCTCATTTAAATGGAGTATTAAAGCATCCTGGAAGATTAACAAATGAAGCATACGACAGACTAAAAAGTAGCTTTAACAGGGCTTTTGGTGGAAGTCAAAATGCAGGAGGCACTGCTATTTTAGAGGAAGGAATGGACTTTCAGAAAGTAGGTTTAAATCCTACCGATGCTGCATTTAACGAAACTAAGAAGGCTACTATTTCAGATATAGCAAGAATAACAGGTGTCCCTGGCGTTCTTTTAGAAGATATGGATAAAGCTACATTTGGTAACATGGAACAGTTGAGCCAAATGTTTGTCAACTATACTATCATGCCATTATGCGAAACCATAGAGGCAGAATTTAATAAGAAGATATTTTTTGAAGTTGAAAAGGAAAAGTTTACTACGCGTTTTAATCTTGATGGCTTGTTGCGTGGTGATATAGCTGCGAGATCATCATATTATACAACTATGCGAAATGTTTTAGCGATGTCGCCTAACGAGATTCGGATAAAGGAAAATATGAATCCTTATGAAGGTGGCGATAGCTATGAGTTACCATTAGCATCTAATATAAAGATAGAGCCATCCTCCGAAGGCATGGCACACGAGAAAGAAGAAGAAGTTATTGATATAAAAGACGATAACGAAGAAGAAAATAACGATAATGGCACACAGTGATTATCCCCAGGCAGCGACTAATGCAGCAAAAAAAGCAAGGAAACACAAAGAGGACAATGGTTCTTCTTGTGGCACCAGTGTAGGCTGGACAAGAGCAAGACAATTAGCTAACAGGGAGGCATTAAGTGATGATGAAGTTATAAGAACGTATAGTTTTTTAAGCAGAGCCAAAGTATATGACCAAGGCAAATATTTTGACGAGAATGAGAATGAGATATGTGGAAGTATTATGTACGATGCTTGGGGAGGTAGTAGTATGTTGCCTTGGGCAGAAAGTAGAGGAAAGAAAATAATGGACGAAAGGTCTAAAGTTAATAACATGGAAAAAAGGAGTATAAATTTTGAATTAAGAGCTAAACCGGAAAGCCGTACCATTTTTGGCACTGCCACAGTGTTTAACTCTGCCTATGACATGGGATGGTATGATGAAGAAATGTCCCCAGAATCATTGAAGGATGCTGACATGAATGATGTTGTAGCATTGTTTAACCATGACCAAAATATGGTACTTGCCAGGACATCATCAGGGACATTAAAGTTAAATGTTACCGGTAATTCAATGGATTATGAATTTGATGCACCAAACACTACTTTAGGTAATGATTTATTAGAGATGGTTAAACGCGGTGATGTTTATCAAAGTAGTTTTGCCTTTACCGTTGAAAAAGAAGACTGGCAAGAAAGATCTGGCATGAAACCGAAAAGAGTTATACGTTCGATTAAAAAAGTGTATGATGTTTCTCCAGTTACCTATCCAGCTAATCCTGACACAATGGTAGCTAAAAGAAGTTATGAGGCTACTAAGGAGATTGATGAAGATTTACAAAAAGTGATTGATATATCTGTTAAATCAGAAATTAATATACAGAACGAGCTACGCAGGAATGCCCTGCATTTATTAAATTTAAAAACAAAATAATGAACTCTAAGTTGTTAAGAGAAAAGCGGGCTTCCGATTATGCTATAATGGAAGACTTGCAGAAGAGAGCAGCAGCAGAAGGTCGTTTGATGACTGCCGAGGAATTGGCACAATGGGACGCTGCCGATGCTAACTTTAAAAATTATACGGAACAAATTTCACGTCTTGAAAGATGGAATGAAATTGATGCCGAAGAAAGATCAATGTCTGCAACCGAGCAAACAATTGCAGCTTTACCAACTGATAAGAGAGAGATTGTAAAATCTCCAGAATATCAGGCAGCGTTTATTAAAGCCATTGCCAAAAGAGAGCTATCGAGTAAAGATAGGGCTTTGTTAACGGAAATGAGAGGTACTGCAACCATTACCACATCTGAAAGTGGTTTAGCCGGTGGTTATGTCATTCCTTACCAATTCTCTAATGAGCTGGAAAGAACAATGGCTTACTATGGCCCAATGTTACAGGTTGCTCGTATTATTTCAACTCCGCAGGCTGGTACTTTGTACTATCCAAAAGTGAATGATACTGGCACAACTGGATCATGGCATACTGAAGGTGGAGCGGTTACTGTACAGGATATGACTTTCACGCGTGAAACATTTGCTGCACACGTTATTAACACATTGGTAAAGGTTTCTGTAGAGTGGGCAAATGACGAGTTTGGTCTATTAAACACAGAATTACCTATTATGTTAGGTGAGCGTTTAGGTAGAGGTTTGAATGCTGCATTTACTACCGGTGATGGTTCTGGAAAGCCTACGGGTTTTGCTGCTGCCACTACACAAGGTGCTGTATCTGCAAGTCAAACGGCTTTCACTGCATCTAATTTAGTTGACCTAATTCACTCTGTAGACGTTGCTTATAGAAATGCACCATCGGCTGCGTTTATGATGAACGACACTATTTTGAGTGCTGTTAGAAAGTTAAACTTAGATAATAGTAACACAACTTTATTCCAGCCATCATTGAGAGATGGGATTCCTGATAGATTGTTAGGTTACAATTTCTTCATCAATAATGATCTTCCATCTACGCAGGCAACTGCCGCAAAGATTGTTTATTTTGGTGATTGGTCTAAGTACATCATTCGCCAGGTTTCAAACAATGTCCTTGTGCCATTGCGTGAAAGATTTATGGACGAAATGGAGTTAGGTTTCTTGTTATACGCGAGATATGACGGTAAATTATTACAAGCTGCTGCCATTAAGCACTTAGCTAATAAGTTGACCTAATAAATAGAAAATGGGATGGGTAGCAATATCCATCCCTCTTTAAAATTTAGAACATGGCTTGGAAAGTAACAACGGCACCTGCAACAGAAGTCTGGACATTAAGTGAAGTTAAAAATTATTTGAAAGTAGATACATCTGCCGATGATACTTTGATTACTACACTTTTGCAGTCAGCTCGTGAAGTTGCTGAAAGGTATCTTAATCAAGCATTAATCACACAAACAATCACAGAGAAGTTAGATAGGTTATCTAATCCTACTATTTACCTATCTGTATCTCCGGTAATATCTGTATCTTCTTTTCAATATGCAGATAGCCAAAATACTACACAGACTTATAATGCTTCAAATTACATTGTAGATACATTTATAAAACCTGCAAGGCTATCATTAGCATACGGAAAAACATGGCCTACATTATACGGAAATATTAATGATGTTACCATTACTTATACGGCTGGATATGGATCGACTGCTTCCAGTGTGCCAATGCAAATAAGACAAGCTATCCTAATGATGATAGCTGATAGTTACGACAATAGGGAAGATTATGTAAAGAAATTACCTACGGCATCGGAGTATTTACTTGACCAATATAGAGTACAACTATTCTAATGAGATATAACAAGAAAGAAGAGATTGGCAAGTTAAGAGAAAGGATAATAGTACAGAGCGTTACTCGCTCTGCTACTACCAGTGGATTTGGAACAGAAACATGGAGTAATTTAGCGGAGGTTTGGGCAATAGTGGATTATAAAGGAATTAACAAGGAAGAGGTAGAAGGTGGCAAGATAACAGCATTAAGCCAGGTGAGGGTTACCTGTCGGTATAGGACAGACATAAACGAGCAACAGAGAATAATTTGGATGGATAAATATTATCAAATAGAGAATGTTCAAATAAGTGTAGATAATTTGTATTTACACCTATTTTGTTCATTTGCTCAAAATTATGTGTAATGTTTATATCACAAGCAAAGTTAAATAGGTTAAGAAAATTACAAGGTAAAACTACCAAGAAAGGTAAGCCATTGGCTATTTCTAATTTTGCAGAAAGTGTTGTTGAACTTGATAATATTATGCAACAAATTACCATTGTAAAAAGAAATGAAATTACAAAATCCGCAGAGCCTATTGCATTAGCGGCCTATAAAAATAATGTACCAAAATCAAATAACACGCATAAATTTTATGTAAAAGGCAGAGGTTTAAAGTATAACATAAATCCGGGTAATTTACAGAGGTCAATACAAATTGTAAGTGATGTCAAAAACTTTAAATACTTAACTTCTGCTATTGGGCCATTATATAAAGATGCTGGTAAAGGTGCCACATTAAATAGTGATTCAAAAACTGATGGATTTTACGCTCACATGATTTACGGAAGCACAAAAGCATGGGTAAAAAAAGTTAAAAATGTAGCTGAAAGATCCGCTCAAATGGCAGTTATAAGTAAAATGTCGTCAGAAGCTATAGTTATGGCAAAAAAATATCCTCGTCAATTTTGGGAAATATGATAGGAAAAGTAATATATGGGAGATTAACGACGGATACTACAATTACAAATATTTGTGGATTAAATATATTTCCGGATATCGCTCCTCAAAATGTGCAATATCCTTTCATGGTTTATACTATCATTAATAGCTTGCCTGTTGATTTCAAAGATGGGCAAAGTAATTTGGAGGAAATTACTATACAAATAGATGTTTATACAAATAATTACGAAACTACTCAAACACTGGCAAACAATGTGCGAAATAGGTTAGACAGATTTGTAGGAACAGTAAATAGTGTTTCCGTACAAACAATAAAATACATGAGTTCAAGTAGTCAGGTTTATAATGCTGACTTAAATGTATATTGGATTAGTATTGATTTTATGGTAAAAATGAAAAGATGAAACTAAGACTTTTAAAAGAATGGAACGGAAAAGAGCCTGGTAAAGTAGGCGTTTTTTTATCCGAATATGGAGAACAAATGATAAATGATGGCATTGCAGAACTACTTGATGAAGACTTTGTCGTTGAACAAATGCCACAAAAACAGGAGGTTCAGCAAGATCCAGTCTATATTCCTATTCCAGTGCCTAACTCATATTTTAATGATGAGGCAAATGAAGAAAATATTACTAAACAAAAAAATAAATAACCATGCCAACTACAGGAATAATTAATGGTACGTTGATGAGGCTTTATAAAGATAGTACAGCTATCGGTTACGCTACATCATGCCAAATGAATATTTCATCTGCTATGCGTGAAATTCTTACAAAAGATTCAGCGTCTGGTGGATGGAGAGAAGTAAAGAAAGGTCAGTTATCTGGCACACTTTCTACGGAGGCTTTATACGCTGGTCCGGGCGATGCTTCTACAAATTATCTATTTGATGATTTATTTGCCGATTTAATAGCTGGTACAGAACTAACTATTAAATTTACTACTGACGTTGTGGGAGACAATGTGTTTACTATGAAAGCTATTTGTACATCATTAGACTTGAACGCTGGGGTGGAAGAGAATGTTAGCTATTCAGCATCATTTGAAGTTACAGGAGCCATCGTGAAAACTACTAAAGCTTAATAAAAATTACCTAACATGAAAACAATAACAATTGCCAACACGACTATTCCGATTAAATTTGGAATGTTCGTGTTAGGTACGTTTCTAAGGGAGAGGAAGCTTAAATTAAGTGACCTTTCCCTTTTAGGAGAAGATCTCCTTCTAGCTCTTGAATTAGCTTTTACCGGTGTTGAACATGGTTACAAAGCCAAAGGGGAGAAATGCCCTTACACTTTGCAATCCTTTTGCGACCTTGTAGACACAGACATGGGTGGTATAACGCGGATCATGGAGATGATATCAAATGAGATTTCACCACCAGAAGATGAGAGCCAAAAAAACGTAGTGGCGAAGGAGGAGAGCTCACACTTGAACACATCGAACGCTTTTGTTTCGGAGTTTTAAGGTTTCCTCCTTCGCAATATTACGACATGAGTTTCAAAGAAGTTGTTATAGCTATGCAAGGTTATAACAATCACTTTGAACAACAGGAGCAAACAGAATGGGAACGAATAAGATGGCAAACAACGCTTTTACTAAATGTTCACACAGCAAAAGGTAAAAGTTTAAAGCCAAAAGATTTAATTGAATTTCCATGGGAGAATCCTACAAAAAAAGATACTAAAAAAAATTTGACAAAAAAAAAAAAAAAA